GCAGGGGTGGCAGCCTCTGCACTTATGTCGTGTACGCTTCGGTCAGGTTCCCTGAGCCCAGGAACTCCACGTCGGTCTTGAGCAGGTCGCCCACCCCGCCGAGGATCGGGCTGTAGTTCTTCAGCACGACCAGCCCCGACCAGGTCGGGTTCGAGGCCGAGACGGTCGAGGTCCCGCCGAACGCCGACACCGAGATCATGGACTTCAACCCGGACTGCGACCGGGTGAACGTCGTGGCCAGGATGCTGTTGGTGTTCTCCCCGCCGTCGCCGGTGGTGAAGGCCTGCAACAGGGTCATCTTGAACGACCACTTCTCCAGGCCGATGACGCGGCTGTGGGCGGTCAGGCCCATCACGGTGTCGTCGTGCTCGTCGGCGTCGCGCGGCAGCTCCAGCTTCATGACGCGGTTGCTCATGTCGCGCGTCCCGACGGCGGTCGAGGTCGAGAGAAGCACTTTGGCGTTGGTGTAAATCACGGACATGGGGTGGCCCTCCTTTAGACGGTTTGTCGCTTAATATGCACGTTGAAGCACAGGATGAAACGCTTGTTGTCGTCGCGCTCCAGCAGGAACGGCGGCTGCAGGGCCGTGATCCAGTGGTACTGCACGCTGTTGATCGTCTGGTTCGAGAGGCCGTCGAACAGGGCCTTGACCTGCCGGATCAGCGCCTCGGCCACGTCGTAGGCCATCGCTCGCGCGAGGACCTGCACGGTCGGCTCCTCGATCACCGCCGGCTTCGTCGCCATCGTGTGCTGCGCGGCGAACCCCCCGGTCTCCCGGAAGGCCAGGCAGGTGTCCGGCGACTCGGGCAGCGACCCCTTCTGGATCGTCGTCCCGATGCCCTGCGCCACCAAGTAGGCCGAGAGGTCATCCATCAGCACGCTATCCGCCTTTCAGGAGCGTCGCCTTGAGGCTCGCCGCGATGCGGTCGGTGAAGCCCGTCATGCGCTGCTTCCACGGCTGCTCCAAATACTTCCACTGCCCGACGTGCGCCCACTTCTTGTACTTCTGCCCGCGAGGCCCGACGCCGCCGGTCTGCCCGGAGCGCGGGTTCTCGTGGACCGACAGGGCGTAGGGAGCGCCGGGGCCGCCGTAGCCGACGATCAGCGTCGGGACGTTGGCCTTCAGGTCCTCGACGACCCGCCCGCTGTTGGACAGGACGCCGTCCATGCGCGGGACCAGGACTTGGCTCTCGGCCATCAGTTCCTCGGCCTCGGTTCGCAGGGCTTTCTGCATGGCCGGCGTGGCCTGCTCGCCCAGGGCCTTCAGGGTCGCCAGGACCTGCTCCGTCCCTGTCACTGTCATCGTGAAGGTTTTGCTGCTCATCGTTACACCGTTATTTCTGTATGATGGGAGCCTGCCTCATCGGACAATCCGTCGACGGCGATGATGGGCGGCTGCTGCGGCACGTTTCCGGCCGGCAGGGTCAGTCGGTCGAGCGCCCCGATCACCGGCGTGTCCATCAGGTAGATGCGCGCCTTGCTGGTCACGTCGACCCCGAAGACGTTCGTCACCTGCCGCTGCTCCCCGTTGATCCGGCAGGCGTAGCTGACCGAGGCCCCGTAGGAGGGGGTCCCGTAGCCGTCCCGTCCGGTGAACGGCTCGATGGTGATCGTGTCGTTCATGAGGTCGTCGAACTCGTTCATCAGTCCCAGGCCCCCACCCGCAGGGACAGCCCCGCGGTGCTGCTCGCCGAGGTGATCAGGGAGAGCTTCTTCGAGCCGTTCGGCAGGCCCTGCCAGAACCGCTCCTCGCTGGCCAGGAGCACCAGCCCGAAGCTGGTCGTCAGGACCGTGGTCAGCCCGCAGCGGAACGACACGGCGCTGTCGTTCTTGATCAGCACGTGGCTCGCCTCGAAGTTGAAGGTGAAGACCTGCGCCACGACCGGCGCGCTGGTCCCGATGAAGGTCACGTCTTGGATGAACTCGTTCATGGTGTCTCCTTACTTGATCCGACGGTAGCGCTCCAGAAACCCGATGGACTCCGGCGGCATGGCCGACACGGTGTCGCTGCGCAGCCGGTAGGTGATGCTGAGGTCGCCGACGGACTTGCTGGCCACCGTGCCGTCGCGCTTCCGGCCGAGGTAGAGTGACTTCGCCGTCTCCAGGGCGGCGTGCTCCAGGTCGTTCGGCAGCGTGTGGTTGCTGTCGGTCGAGAACGTCCAGCCCGCCGTGTAGTCGACGATGAAGACCTTGCGCTCAGAGCGCGGCGCGATGTGCGCGTCCAGGTCCCACTCGACCCCGGCCGACCAGGGGAAGCCCTGATCCCGGACGATGAACCCGGCCTCGGTGTTGTCGATGACGTAGCTGTTCGGGTCCGCCAGCAGCCCGGTGCTGCCGTAGTAGATGGCCGAGACCGCCGTCAGCGGCGTCCGTGAGACCATCATCGTCCTGGCGCCGAACCCGGCGATCGTCTCGCGGTAGCTCTGCCGCAAGGGGTAGTAGCCGATGTAGGTCGCCACGGCGTCGGAGGCCGCGTCGATGGCGTCCTCCAGCACCGCGTCTTGATCGGTGGTCGTGATGCCGAGCTGGGTCTTCAGCGCGTCGAGGCTGGTCAGCGCCCCGCTGGTCGACGTGGTCGTGACGGTCAGCATAGCCCCTCACTTCGGCGGTTCGTAGGCGACGGTCGCGTGCCGGCTGCGCAGGGTGGCCATCTCCAGCCACATCTCGCTGTCCTGCATCGCCCCGTCGAGGTTCGCGATCTCCACCATGCGCTTCTGCCGCTCCTTCTGGAGCCACTGCAGCCGCAGGTGCAATTCGGTCATCTTCACCAGGCTCTGCGGCTCGCTCTCGTACCCGTAGCGGTAGCTCTGCTTCAGCAGGGCCGTGTTCTTGTGCAGCCCGATCGTCGCGCCGCGCCCCTGCGCCACGCCGAGCCAGAACTCCGCGCACGGCTTCTGGTACTCGTACTCCTCGCCGACGACCAGGTCGATCCCGTACAGCTCGATCGTCGTGAACCCGTCGCGCAGGGCGAGGGCGATCATGAAGGCGATGCTGCTGGTGAAGTAGTCGGCGCCGATCGCGATGCAGTCCTGCAGGGGGAAGGCCAGGCAGTTCGGGATGCCGGGGATGCGCGCCACGTTGTAGATCGGGCCTGGAAAGCTCTTGAGCCACCCCTCGTGGTCCGTCCCGTCGACGACGAACTCGTTCCAGTTGTAGTGGATGTCGAACCAGCGGTCGGCCCGCGGGATGTGCCGGTACAGCTGGTTCATACCCCAGACACTGTACTCCGGGTTGTCCCAGGGCGCGTCCATCGCGGAGGACATGGCGAAGCCGACGATGGCGACCTTCGTGCGTCGCGTCACGCCGTCCGGCAGGTACTCGTCGACGATCGCCTTCTCGGCGTCCACGACGTAGGTGACGCCCGCGCAGGGGTGCGCGAAGTTGACGCCCTTCGTCGGGAGTCGCGTTTCTGGGGTTAGCGGGCCGCTGACGGGGGTGGTCGTCTCATTCATTGCCTACCCTTTCTTCATGCTGGGGTGCGTCTGCATTTTGCGCTCCGGCATGGGCGGTGGGGTGGCAGATTCGGCGAATCGTTGGTCGATCAACAGCGTGGCCATCTCCGGCTCCACGGTCACGGTCTCCCCCGGCAGGACCAACGCCCCGCTCGGCAGGTGACACCGTCTGAGGAGGCGCACGGGGACGGTCCCCGCGCGCCACTGTGCAGTCGTCGGCTCCATGGACTAGGCCGTGGAGGTCGCCGTGGTGCCGCTCAACACGGTCGGCGGCGCGTAGGTGAACTCCCCGAACGTGATGCCCTGGATGACCTTCAGCTGGTCGGTCCCGTCCGAGACGGTCGTCTTGAAGTTCTTCGTGACCGTGGTGACGGGCCGCAGGAACCGCTTGGCGCCGTCCAGCGCGTAGTCGGCCACGTTGCTGTGCAGGTACTGCGCGCCGGTCGTCCAGTTGAGCATGTCGGTCGTGTGCGCCGTGGTCCAGTAGGTCCGCACGGTCGCGTCGTCCTGGGTCGAGAGGTTGGCCATGTCGCCGCCCCCGGAGCTGTCGCCGTGTTGCAGCTTGCACTCGATTTGGATCAGCCGATCGGCTGCGGTCGTGAAGGCCGAGCTGAACACGAAGGCGAAGGGCGCCGCCACGAGGGCGCGGTCGTCCTTGCGCAGCTGGATCGGGTAGGCCGACCCGCCGAGGCCCAACCGGTCGACGATGGCGCCGTTCATGGCCGCCCCGCTGAGCGAGTCGCCCGTGGAGCAGGTGTACGCCAGCCCGATGCCCGAGAAGGCCGGCACTGACTTGGTGACGTTTCTGTTGATCATAGTCTCCTCCCTGATGGTTCGTCCGTGTCGTCGTTATCCGCTTACTTGCCGTAGATGACGCCCTGCAAGATGGCGATGCTCTCTTGGCGCCGCATCACCAGGTCGTGCTCGCTGATCGCCCGGATGACCGTCTGGTCGTTCTGGAAGGCGCTGACCAGGGTGCCGCCCTCCGTGTAGGCCGCTTCCTGCGAGGCGTCCACCGTCAGGTTCAAGCTCTCGCCGAGGGCCACGTCCGCCATGTCGATCAGGTAGACCTCCGACTCGGCGTTCCGGCTCAGGGTGGTCAGGTTGATCGGGACCGCCGTGGATGTGTAGTACGGCCAGCCCCAGAACGTCCCCCTCATCATCTCCTCGCGGAACGCGAACACGCCGTTCGTGGTCTGCAGGGTCATGAGGTAGTTCCAGGTCCGCGGCGACCAGAACCAGGCGGGCTTGGTCATCGGGATGTTCTGGTTCATCAGGGTCACGATCAGGCTGCCGAGGTCGGTGGTGACGTTCGCCAGGGAGGCCGAGGCGTTGCCGTTGATCAGCTGCGACGCCAGGCACCAGTTCAGGAACCCGCGCGGGCTGCCCGAGGTGCCGTCGCTCCTGAGGAAGGCGCGGTTCTCGGCGTCCGCCATGGCCCTGACGACGTCGTCCCGGACGATCGCGTCGGCCCCAGGGGAGCTGTACCGCAGGAGGTCGTTGGACAAGGGGACCAACGCCGCCAGCTTCTTGAAGGTCAGGGTCACGTTGCCGAACGTCTGCTGCGTCCTGGGGGCCGCGCTGTTCTCGCCGATGTAGCTGGCGGTCGCGCCGACGGTCACCTTCGGGATGCGGAACGTGCCGGTCGCCATGGGGATCATGATCGGGCCGGCCTGCCGCACGACGCTCTTAGCGCGGAGGAACTCGATGATGTCTTGGGAATACTGGGGCGGCACCAGGAATCCGCCGGCGGTGGCGTCGCTTGCCGCGAGCGCCTTGGCGTGGCTCTCGAAGTCCGCGATCATCGCCTCGTCCTTCCAGTCCTTCAGGATCTCGACGACCCCGCGCTGGTTCATCTTCGCCTTCATGGAGGCCCTAATGAACTTGCCGAACCGCATGCCCTTCTCTTCGGGCCGCAGCTCCTTGGGTTGCTGGTGGCTGGCGATGGACTCCATGAACGGCGCCATGAACGCCTTCCCGGAGGCCTCCATCGACTTCGCCATGCTGCCCTCGACGACGCTCTTGACGGCGGCGCCCACCTTGTCCTCGATCAGCGGGAGGACGACCCCCTTGATGTGATCGGCCAGTTGCTCTTTTGTCAATTCCATTGCCAGCCCTCCTTGTGATTCGTGTTTAGTCGATGCGCCCGAGCACTTTGTTCATCGCGTCGCGCGTGTGCCCGGCGATCGCCTCGGCCAGCGCTGGCCCAAACGACGCGAGGGCGTCCTGCATGTCCCCGTCCTTCATGGTGATCAGATTCGGGTCGCTGTCCATCAGGCTCAAGACGATGGCGCTGTCCTCGGCCTTCCGCCGGTCGGCGGCCTCCCGCTCCAGGATCTTCTTCACGGCCTCGTCCAGGTCCTTCGGCACCGCCTCCCCCGACCCGTTGGCCAGCAGCTGCGCGGCGGTCATCGCGTGCCCCTTGGCCCGCGTCATCGCCGCATGGGCTTCCTTCGCCCTGGTCATGTGCCCGCCCGAGAGGGCGCGCCCCTGCGCCTGCGCCGG